CAAGACGGCGGACCTTATTGTTCGAGGCCGGCTGTTCGGTAGGCATTTGTCTACCCTTGTGTATCTCCAGGATTGCGCGTTCGCATTTCGCAGCGACTAGTGCCTCGTCTACTTTCATGGAGTTGCGGATAGGTTCAGGTAGGCTATATGCGAGGATGTTTTGGTTAACTTCGTTAATCATCTCATCATTGCAATAGTGGTACCGTACCGGTCCTGACTTCAGGAAAGCGGCGAGCAGGTATGGCGCCTTCTCATAAGAGGCCCTATGCCCATAGCCACCTGCGTTGACCGGTCCCTCGATCATTTGGGACCGGGTGCGAAGGAGAGTCTGTTCGATACCCAGGCGTGCTTGTTTGAGAAGTGAACCTTGCAGAAGCAAACGTAAGTTTGTGCGGGTGGTACCATCAGGTGTACCACGAGCGCAGGTGATCTCAGCAATTCCCGGCTGGCGGATAGAACAGTAAGTATTCTCACCCTTACCGATTGGCGCAATTATGGTTTCACAGAATACTCCTGCATCTCCATAGTAGGATTTGCTCTTGTTAACAACCAACCCAAGGTCATCTAACCACGTATCATAGATACGAGTTTGGTTGGGTGTCCATGCGGCGACAAGGTCATCTCCACATATGGCAAAGGAGTTATCTGGACCAGCTTTGCTGGCTGCGTAGTAGTTGAGTAGGGATAGGATGGTCCACGTTGTTCCCAGGCCCATGTGTGCCCCTAAACGGGTCCACTGTTCCTGTGGTGACGTGTCCACGACCATCGGTCCTACACAGCGAAGCAGAGCCGTACGCGTCGGTCCTTGGATATCCAGTCCATCAGCGATACCGAGGAGAACAGAGTGTCCTAGATCATGACGGATATAATCAGATGCGGCCGAGAGGTCGGCTGAGTATATCTTGGAAGATCGCACTCCTGAGATCCTAATGGTATCGCCGTGAAGGATTCGCCGAGTCACACGTAAGCGCTTGAGGATTGGTAGCAGTCGTGCTGCCATAGAGCGTGAGAAGTGTGCCAAAGCGGCCGGATGTTTGGTAGCGATTCGAACCTTTTGACCCAGCTCTTCAATGGCCACTGGTGATGCATGTGGCTTGCGAAGGTGTTCTGGCAAGAGAGGTAACAGCTCTGTGTCCCCTGGTCCCTTTCGTAGTCTGCAAGTGAAATATCTTGCTGTACGATAGGCATCTAGTGGTGACATATCTGGTTCGTTAACATCCTGAAGGCTCCAAAGGTGATCCCAACCCGAAGGATCGTGTATGTCCTCAAGGTCCTCTTCTATCTTTGGATAGTGGGGCCTGGGGTCGGCGGTGTCGAAAGAGCAGGTTTTGGCATGTTGGTGCAGCTCATATAGCTGTGCCAATGTTCCACCCTGCCGCGCCGTCTTCTCTGAACATGCACGTGTGTTGGGAACTGGTAAGGGTACTGTGTTACTATCGTTGTTGTCAAAGAGCTTCTTATGACGGGAAAATATATCCTTGACGAAGGTATATACCCGGTCGGGAAGTTCTGGGCGGATGGCTTCTGTTACAGTTGT